CATAGCTTCAAATACCGCCTCGCCAACTGAGTCAGCTATAACATTGTTTCGCTCAAGAGGAATGACGGCTTCTTTCTTTCCGCCCTCACCAAGGATCGCAAGGGTAGGTTCTGTGACGATACCACCTTCTTCGAGACCTACGAGGTTTCTAAAAGCTCTGATAGCTTGATCTGCTACAACTCCCAACATTGCCACTGCCCCTGCTATGACGCCTGCCGCCGCCGCTGGTGCTCCAGGTCCCATCCACCAAAAGAAACTGACCAAGGCCGCGTAAGCCTCAGATAAGAAACTTCCTATTGCTGTACCTATCTTAGCTAATATTCCAACCAGCCAAGTACCTATCTGCGCTAGCGATTGCCTTATTATTGGTGCTAGAGCGGATACAAAAGTACGGTCTAAAATGCGCAGTAAAGAGTCTGTGATGTTTTCAAGAGCCTCCTTGGCTGATATATTTCCTTTGATAAATTCCCCTATTGTTTCAGCTATATCCTCCGAGGCCATTTTTGTCGCTATTTCTACATCTCTTGTGAAATTCTCCACGTCGACGCCAAATTCTTCAAGGACGGGCTTTATTTTCTCGATAGACTCTTTAACTCCCTTACTGAATGTTTCAAACACATTTAAGGTATCATCTTTCCACTGCTCGGTTCTGTTGAGCGTATCGCTGAAAGCCTCTTCAAAGATACTTTTCACTCGATTTCTTAGTTCGGGGATAACAGAATGACCTACTAGCTCATCAGAAAGATCCTCGAATTCTTCAAGTATGGTATCAGTACCCTCTTCGGTTATTGAAATTATATCCTCAAAAGAAGATTCAGTAACTGTGGTAGTTTCTTCAAACACGTTTTCGAATATTGAAGCCACCTTTTTTGAAGTCGCGTCTGTTATTAACTCTATGCTCTTCATAGATGAATCAAATTCGGTCATCAATCCTATGATCCCTAAATCTATAGTATTTTTCATTTTAATCACAGATGTTGAAACTATGTTATTTATACCGTTCATCGATGTTCCAAATGATGTTTGAACATTCGTAAGGCTGTTAGTTACAGTTGTCTGAGCTGTCTCCATGGTAGTTTCAATTGATGACCGAACACTATCAAAGGTAGTAGATACTTGACTTTCCGTAGTATCGAGAGAGGTTACAACGGCTTCAGCAGTTGTCTCAAGATCAGTTTGAAGGGTAACTAAGCTGGTGCTTGTCTGATTCAAGCTCTGACTAAATGTATCAAACGATAGAGACAGATCAAAAACAGGTTGGAAATCAAACTCTCCTGTCAGCGTATCCCACGTTGTAGTTAAACCTTCTAGATTGAGACTAACTTCATAGATACTGTCAGATAAATAAGATATTTCTCCATCAGCCAAGCTGAAACTTCCCGTGGCTGTGTCAACTGCCTTACTTGTAGCCATGAAAGATTTTTCAATATCCTCAAGACCAGTATTGGTCATGTTTATGTTTTCTACAGATACTTCAAGTTCTTTGTTGAATCCCATCAATTCAGTTGTAGCATCTGCGAGGCTTTTTGTGTCTATAATGAATCCTGTTTCTGTTACTCCTCCCGTTTCTTCTTGTAACTGATGTACCTCATCGAAAGACTGAATATTATCAGCCATCGTATCAGTGAGGTCTGCGAATTGATTTTCAAGCTCCTTGAGAGATTGTGTTAGATTCTGTGTTGATCCCGCAGTACTCTCCATCGCCTCTTGAGACTTTGCGAGAGCTTTAGCTTCTAATTCTCTTACTTCAGTGTTCAACTCTTCAAGAGTGCTAGAGAGGGAGTCTACCGCCTTTTCAATCCCCAGGATCCAAGAGAACAGGTTTACAATGTGTTTGACCGTTTTAACAATCGGGATCGTTACATACTTCACTAGAGTAGTCCCAAACTTGATAAAGACTTTTTCCATCTTTTCCCAGTTTAATGCTACATAAGTTCCTAGCGCCGCTAAAGCTGATAAAGCAAGGCTTATGGCTCCTAAAGATCCTGATAAAAAAGTCATTGCTGTCCTGAGACCTACTATTGCACTGATTAGAGCTTTTATCCCGAGAATTACAGGGCCTATAGACGCCGCAAATACTCCCAAAGAAAATACGATATCCTGAACAGGTTTAGGTAATTCTCCAAAAGCCTCGCCTAACTTAGTGATAGGTGCTATTGCTCTTTCGATCACCTTCATAACCCGTTCTATGAGAGGCATGAAAGCGATAGCGATTCGCTTTCCCGCGAAGTCGATAGATGCTTTCAATTTATCAAAAGCGATTCGAAAATCAAGAGCTTTCTTCAATGCTGTCTCTTTTAAGACAAAACCCAGTTCATGTGCTTCTTTCCTTGCTTTCTCGATTTTTTCTCTCCCGAGCCCTAAAATTGGAGCTATTCCTTTCCATGCGTCTCCAAACAATGTAGAGGCTACGGCATTTCGTTGTATAATATTGGTCATTCCTGCGAGTCTTGTGAGAAGCTCAGCGAATAAGTCTTCAGGAGATAGCTTTCTCAAATCTTCATATGTTAACCCTATCTTTGCAAGCTGACGCTCATACCGTGCAAATCCCGTCTCTAGCATCGGGATACGTCGTATAAGGCTTTCGAGAGCATATGTAACTGTCTCGATATTGACCCCTGCTATTCTTGCGACGTGCTGGAATTCTTGAATGGTTTTGGAGGATAATCCTGTTATCTGTGTTAAATCCAAGATTCTATCAGCCCACTGACCTGTCCGCACCGCTAAAAAGGTGATAGAAGTCGCTAATGTCGTTAGCGGTACTGTGAGTTTCAGTGTTAACTTTTTCCCTATATCTCCAAGTTTTTTAGCTGTCTTCTCGAGCCCTTCAAATCTCTTCTCAGTCGCGTCTAGTTGCTTCCTCACCTGATCTATTGACTTCTGGAATTCGTCTATTTTACCTGATATCTTGACATATATTTCGCCTATCTCATACGCCACTCTCTTCACCTTCTTTGTGAACGATCTTACCTTTCATTTTCAATGTTAGGACTTTTAACTTCTCTTTCAAAGACTCAATTGACTGAGGCTTTTTCTTCTTCCTCGACTCGAAGAGTGAGAAGTCTTTCCAGTGGTAAGTTTTCGTTCTTTCTTTCCTGTAAACGTTGTGAAAACTCGAAAGGAGTAAAGCTAACTGTTGATCCAGTGCTTTTCTCCCTGAAATGATTAGGTACGTCTCATAAGGTGTGAGGTTTTCAAATTCCCAAGGACGTATCCCGCACATCAACGCTTCTTCGTAGAGGTCTTTGATGCTGGAGTAGTCTGGAATTGGCTCTCGAAAAGGTGTCGTACCACCTCGGATATTTTCTCGTACCCTACGGCATCTATAATGTCATGGACTTCTTCGAGCGTAATATCAGGATGATACTTTTTGAGTGAAGCTAAAATGATCAGCGTGAATTTTTTGATGCTTAAATCCTCTTTTAACTTGGTGAAAAGTTCTCGTATCGTCAAACCAAACTCGTCTTCTAAAAAGTACAAAGCTTTATTACCAAGGCAAAGCTTGTAAGTCTTCTCCTTCCCGTCATCAAATCTCACCTTTAGTTCATATGGTTTCATTCTCTAACCTCCTTTTATGGTGTGCTGAATAAAGGTTTCCCAACTATCTTAGCTGTCCACGAGAAACTTAAGACACCTTCAACTGTTGTATCTGTTACCTCGAAGTTGAGTGGAAGAATATTGGATGTAAAGGCTGATCCGTCAGGAAATGTTATCTGCAGATAGTACCCTTTTTCAGGGTTATCTACAGATTCTTTCAGTTTGTCCTGATTTGTGCTGTCAGGATTCCACAGTCCCGTTAGCTCAATCTCAGCTCCATCAGCAAGACCGACTATGTACGACTTAAAATCTGAGTCTGTATCTAATGTTGTTACATCGATCGTGGAGTAAGTACCCAGTGAAACCCCTGATATTTCCCTAATTCCTTTGATCTCGTACTCATCGTACATCTCTGTACTGTCATTCCATACATATAGATAGAATTTTGTTCCCAGAGCTTTATATGCCATTTAAATCACCAGCCTTATGACACCGTATATGTCGGCTTACTGTTAATCTTCATTGTACAAGAGAATCCTAAAACACCTTCCACAGTTATGTCAGTTACCTCAAAGTTTGTTATAAGAACATTAGCTTGGAAAGTTAGCTGAGTCGGTGAGCTTCCTACAGTCAGTTTAAACTGAGCATCTTTCCCTATGTTTGAAACAAGAGACTGTTGAGCGGTTGATCCCGTCCAGATTCCCGTTATTTCTATTTCTGCACCATCCGCTAACCCTGTTATGTATTTTTTGAAGTCGTCCTCGTTATCTAACGTCGTTATATCGATCGTCGAATAAGTTCCCATCGAGATTCCCGAAACCTCCTTGACGTTATCTATTTCTGTCCATGTTGAGCCTCCATCTGTTGAAATTTCTACAGTTGCACCAAGAGCTTTCGTAGCCATTTAAAACACCTCCTTAATTAATTAATTTTTATGCGAAAAACTCAACTATTTTAGCTTGCCTGCTCGGCTTATTCCATCGAATGATGACTAACTCTGCTTTGCTTACTTTACTTATCGATTTAACTAATCGTTTTTCAAAAACAGTGTTTGTATTGTCTGCGATTGTCTCAGTATATAGTATGTTATCATTCGAATCATAAAATCTTATCTCGAAGTCTACAGGCCATTCATCTCTTTGAAGATCGCCTACAACTTTGATAATTCCAACTGATCTTGCTGGAAATGTTAGTGTTAATGTAGGATATGGACTCGTAAAATAACCATTTTCATCTGATAACTGCTGTGCCCACCAGCCCATCTCATACTTATCTGCATATTCAGACGTTGGCGCGAGAATATAAGTTGTATCTAAAACTGTTGACCCATCAAGACTTGCGTATTTTCCATAAGCTCTTTCACGACCATTAAAAACTTGAACTGGGTAGCTGATGTTAGCTTGTTCTGAAACTTGAATGATTGGTCTTGAGTAATGAAATGTTGTATCAAAGTTACAAAACATTATGACCCTGTTTTCATTATCTCTTTCAAGCACCGCAGGAGTTCCTAGAGGTAATATCCCAAGAATATAAAGATTGTCTAAGTTTATGTTGCATAAGTCTGTTATAAGATCTCGAATTTGATAGATTAGACTTTCTGATTCTGCAAATGACCTAGCCCTCACTAAAACTTGGACTGATGGTTGTTCTATAACGATGTCTCCTGATAAGATCATTACAGGAGTTCTTCCAGCGTACCTGAATATTGCAATCACTTTATCTGGATTTTCTGGAAGTCTATTTGTAAAAATATTTGTTCCCACAGATCCGATTCCCTGAGATTCGAGATAGTTGGCCAAAACAAGCTCAATCACCGTAACTCTCTCTCCTTGTTTCTCAACTAATAGTATAAGCTACATCGAGATTACAAAACATTATAACTCTGTCTTTGCCATCCCTTTCGAGAATTGCAGGAGAACCCAATGGCAATATTCCAAGAATGTAAAGATTATCTAAGTTTGTATTACGTAATCTTGTTATGAGGTCTCGAATTTGATAGATTAAACTCTCTGACTCTATAAACGATGGCATCCGTACTAATACTCGAATTGAAGGTTGCTCTATAACAATATTTTTTGACAAGATCATCACGGGTGCTCTCCCTGAATATCTTACCACAGCGATTGCTTTATCAGGATTTTCAGGAAGCCTTTCAGCGAATATATTTACTCCCACTGTTCCAAACCCTTGAGACTCGAGGTAATCAGCCAAAACTTTCTCGATCATCGAAACTCTCCTTTCATTCTCTCAGATATAGAGCTTGGAAGTTTCGGCAAGGCTTCTTTTACGGGATCTTCTAAGAACTTAGCTTTCCCTACCTTATGTCTCAGATCAAGCCTTTCGTGGACGTATATAGCGTAAGGTGCTGAAGCTCCTCCATATCCTATTTGAATATCTACACTCGACTTTGTGTATTTAGGCTCGTCTACATGACCCGTCGATCTCAGTGTTCCTGTATCAACTGGACATTGCTTCTTGCTTTCGCCTAAGATAACTTGAGATTCCTCATACAAAGCTTTCCCTAAGGCTTTGAGCGTTTTGAAGGGATATTCTTTCAACTTCTTTTTGACTTCCTTAACACCTTTAATTTTCACTTCCACTCTCACTTAGCGTACACCACCTTATAGTACAGATCGTTTATAAAGTCCCAACGTCTGAGCACAACGTCTACCACCGTATATTCTTTATCGTTGTAAACTATTTTATCCTTCAGCTTAATTTGTGCTGATCCATCTATAAAGATTGTGAGCTTTGGGTAATTTTCTATCCTCTGTGTATCAATCTTAACCGACGCATCTTCCTTAACATGTGCTAAGTACACTCGTCCAGTGTCGCTATACTGAGGCTCACCATATTCATTATAGTTTTCGAAAGAGTACACTTCGATTGTATCAACTAAGAACTCTTTGAAGTCCCATCCAAACATCATTCACTGTCACCACCATTGTACTCATTGTAAGGCTCATCTCTTGTGAAGAATGCATCAGGCGGTGTTTCATATTCAGGTGTAACGATCATGTTTGATTTCAGATCGTTTAGCAACCTTTGGTAATGCTCGATCTGTTGGCTCAAAGAAAGTTTAGCTTCACCAACTGACTTATCCACTTTTCTTGACAGTTTCGCTATAATCGCCATGACGGCTTTGATAGACGCCTGTGTAACACTGTCCTGTGATTGCTCGAGGAAGTATTCTATTTCCTCGTCTTGAAGGAGCTGGTTATCTATATCAGTGTCTCCTATTATCAATCTTACCTCATCTTTCTTGGTCGACAGGTTAGGATCATATGACCACGCCATACCTCACCATCCCTTATCTTTCTTTTTAGATTCTTTCTTGATGTGAACACGTTTGAGCCATCCTAATTCCAGTAGCGTCGGTAAATTCTTCCAAGACTCAGCAAGGCCAGGAGGTATTAACTCTCCTGGCCGATAAACTTTATCAGCCGTAGGCAATTCCTTTAAAACTTTATATCTCAGCATCATTTAACCTCCTTAGACTATGTTGTAGAACAGTAC